GAACTATATAAACTGAACATATAACTCTTGTATAATTAGACAAGTTTATATTTACAAAGAACCAAACATCCATATGTTTATCAATATTTGTTGGACAAAAGACGGTGAAACTAAAAAAACACTTATGGCTATAGAAAAAGCAACTCATATGGTTCAAGAACTAGAAAATAAAGGCATTAAAACTTGGTTTGAAGCAGAAAAAATTACTGCTTAAATACAAACCTACTCAATATTTATTTTTTTAATATTCTCATCTCTCTCTCCAAATATAGTTACATAATTAATTAACATTTTCGTGACTAGGATTTTCTTTTTTACAACTTTTTTCGTGACTAGATAGTTAATTAATTAATTAACTTTATTTTTCTTGTACTACACTCTCTCTAAAACATAATTTATTAGATACACATATATATCCTCAAGTTAATTAACTTTCATGCAGTTTAAGAAAACCACTACAATATCAATAAGTCCAAGCATTGTACCAATATTTGAATCGTTTGATACTCTTAGACCAAAAAATACTTCATTCAGTCTCTTCTTGGCAATGGCAGTAGAAGAGTATGTCAAATCTTACAAGAAAATAACCAATTCAAAATATCCTAGAATTATGGACAGAATGGATTTATGGCATGATTGTATCAAGGACTTGACAAATGATGACTTGGTCAAAATTAACAAAAAAGTATCTCAGTTACAAAACAAATTAAGAATGGAGTTAGAGAGTAGGGTATGACTGATTATGATAAAACAGTAGAGTATACTGACTCAGCAAAAGTAGACCGTGTAGTTAAAGCATTAATAGATAATAGATATACAGATGTTATAGACAGTCTTAGACCAAACAGTACCATATCAATAAACCCATCACAAGAAGGATTCATAGATATTTATCTACAGTATCCAAATGACTTTATTGAAGTACTGCGTAACGCTATTTTTCGTGTAAAGGCACAGAAAGACGGTGACTTTGAATTAATCAAATCCTCATTTACTGATATTAAAATAAATCTTCTCGGTGAATTGCTTATGAACATGCATGATATCAACACCAAGCATGAAAATACTACAGTTACATTTGAGTGTCAGGTATTGGCAACAGATTCTCCAAAATCCTATATCAAAGAAGCTAAATTTGATTGTGTTTTATGTGGAAATAAAGATGAATCCAAGTGCAATATTGATAGAGTTATAGTTCCTCCAATATGCTCTAATCCAGCATGTAAAAAGGCAAAAATGATGATACGAACCAGTGAGATGATTACAGATGACATACAGACCATACTCATGCAGGAGCCAATGGACAAGAGTAAAAAGAGTTCACCTGTAATATTTACAGGTAAACTGGTAGGTAAATTGGTCAGAACATCATATGTTGGACAGAATAAACTCATCACAGGCTTGTTCAGAACTGCCGTTGACTTTAAGAAAAACGAGCATGAGGTGTTTATAGACGTAATGTCAGTACAGGATATGGATGAAAACAAGCCAACACTGCCTGAAGAGACTGAAATTAAGCAGCTTACCGTTGACTCAAAACAGGACGGATTCATAGACAAGATAATAAATTCATTTGCACCAGCAATATTTGGCTATAATGACATCAAGTTAAGCATATTGTTACAGTTAGCAGGTGGAGTTAAGACTCAAAAGAGGGGGGATATCAACCTGTTTTTAATAGGAGATCCAAGTATGGCAAAGTCAGAACTGTTAAAATTTGCAAGCAAACTTGTTACAAAGTCAATATACACAAGTGGTAGAGGTTCATCAGCAGCAGGACTTACGATAGGTATTGTAAAGATGTCAGATGGAAGAAGTATTGCACAGGCAGGAGTACTGCCAATGTGTGATGGCGGTCTAGCATGCATAGACGAGTTTGACAAGATGGGTGAACAGGACAGAAGTGCAATGCATGAGGCTATGGAACAGCAGACAGTAAGCATAGCAAAGGCAGGAATAGCAATGACACTACCAAGTCGTACAAGCGTACTTGCAGCAGCCAATCCAAAATGGGGTATGTATGACAGTGACAACTCTCTAAGAGATAACATCAACGTGCCAGCACCATTGTTGAGTAGGTTTGACTTGATATGGTTAATTCAGGACAAGGTAAACATGACAAGTGACAGACTTAAGGCAAATCATATCTTGGAATCATTTGAAATGTCTATGGGTGACCGTTGTTATTTAAAAGAGGATGACTTGGCTAAGTATATCAACTATGCAAGAACCTTCAGTCCAAAACTCAACGAGGAAGCAAAGAAGTTACTTTTGGATATCTATGAAAAGATGAGAAATGTCAGTGCAAAGAGTGACATTCCAATAGGTACAAGACAGTTGGAGGCAATAGTAAGACTTAGTATGGCATATGCAAAACTACATTTTAAAAATGAAGTTGAAAAAAGCGATATAAATATTATTAAAATTTTACTTGAGAAACAATACGAGTCGTTTGGAAGCAGTATAAGTCAGGGTGGTGTACAGTCACAGATCTTTGTAGACGGTAAATCTGTAAAGGAGCATGATGTGTTGACAGTATGGAACTCTTGTAAGAACATAGAGGGCAATGTAAAATTGAGAGAATTTGAGAAAGCATTGATAACAAGTGGCATGACCAAGGAAAAGGCAGAGGCAACCATATCAAAGTGGGAGAACAATAATGCCATAAAACTCAACGGTGACGGCACATATACAAGGATATAGCAAGATTAATATTGAAGTGTGTTTCTTAAATTAGTGTGATGGTTGTTGAAGACGACTCTATCGAGTCAGATAATACACTGGAAGAAACTCAGACTCCCACGGAAACAACGGAGATAGAAACTGTTGATCTAGAACTCGGGGTAGATCAGCTTAAAGGTGTAGGTTCTGTCACTCAGAAGAAACTAGAGACCTTCGGTGTAACCTCACTCATAGACCTTTGTATTAGAGGTGCTCAGGAAATCAAGGAAATTACTGGTGTTGCTAAGCCAACCTGTGACTCTTGGGTATTTCAATCACAAAAACTCTTAGAAGAAAACGGTCTTATTAGGAGAAGTGACATGAGTACAAATGAACTGTGGGCATATCAAAAAGCATATCCTGTCATTTCAACAAAGTGTGATGAAGTTGACAACCTTATTAGCGGTGGCGTAAGACCAGAGGCAACTTATGAGGTATATGGAGAATTTGGAGCAGGTAAAACACAATTCTGTAACTCTCTTACAGTTGAGACAATCCATGATGGAAACAATGTCATTTGGATAGACTGTGAAGATACATTCAAACCAAATAGAATTGCTGAGATGTTAAAGGCAAGAGAATACGCAGAAGACGACGAAGGGGTAGGCAAATATCTTGATCAAATTACTTACCTATACTGCCCAAATACAGAACAACTAATGGGAACTATCAACGGTCTTAGTAAGATATTAGATGATAAGAAACCTAAACTAGTGATATTAGACGGAGCAATAGGTCAGTTTAGGGAAGAATATCTAGGAAGAGGAACGTTGGCAGAAAGACAGATGCAGATAGCAAGACTGATGAGTCATATCAAGAACATTTCTTTTTACTTTAGATGTGCTGTAGTGTTTACTAATCAAGTTCAAAGTGATCCAGCCATGATGTTTGGTGATCCTATAAAACCAATAGGTGGTAATGTCGTAGCACATGCAAGTACGTATAGATTATACTTTAAGAAGAGTGGTAAGAAAAGACTGGCAAGAATGATAGACTCACCTGAACATGCTATGGCAGATGCTGAATACATTTTAGATGCTAGAGGAATGTCTAACGTAGAATGAGATATACCTGTGAAGTTTGTGATTGGACTATAGAAGGTCAGACACAAGTAGTGAAAGATATTTTGGAGCATGAAAAAACACATGACGAAGAAAGAAGATAGTGATAACCTTAAGAGAAAGGTCGCTGCAAAAAAACAATTCGATTTAAAATGCAAAGTCTGCCACAAAAAATACGGTAAATTCTTTACGTTTCATCACAAACAATACATTGAGGGTGAGAAGATATACAAAGATTTCAAGACAACATATGACTACAATTTATACATATTACCAATAATTGACAAAGATCCCAACCGTTTTGCCCTCCTTTGTAAGTCACATCATTCAGTGGTAGAGAAACTTAAACGATTTAAATTGGATAAATTGGAAAGATTATTTAAGGTGGTAAAGGAGAGTAAGTAAATGAAACTAACTAAGGATAGATTCTCATGCTGGGAAAATGTAGAGGATGAGGATTATGAGCAAAAGTTTGATGATGAATTAATCATAGATGTAAAAGAGGGTGAAACCAATAGGGATATAGCAGATTATATCTTAGGTATGCAAGATGAAATTATACAACTACAAATAAGAATAAAACAATTAGAATCATGGAATGATGGAACTCCATTATGAAACTAACAGGAACACCAAGAAAGCACCCATATTGTTTAATCTGTAAAGAGATATACATGGATTTCTGTATGGAACATGGTCACATTAAAGGCAGTTTTGAGATGAGAGATGTTTAAACATTTAAAAGATAACTGCATGGGATATAAGACTCATTGGTGGAGGGCAATGAGTATGAGTATTGCACTGTTTGTACATGCTTGGATACCTGACCTGTTTCCGACTTATGCTAGTGATAAGATGAAAGAGGGTAATGATTAATGACTATTTGTGAAAGATGTCTAAAACAGATGGCAGATTGGTATCACATGATTTGTGGTTGCTCATGCCATGAGGATGATGAATAATGGAAATAATAGGACAAGGAGAGGTCGCAACACTTGAGATAATCAAGGATATGTTTGGTAAAAATTCTGAATATCTTACTCAAGTCAAGCTATCTGACATGGTGTCTCCTGAATATCTTGAGACATTTAGTGATAGACAATTAAAAGAGACAATAGACATAGTGGCAGTTACATTATTTGAAAATTTAGCAATAAGAGTACAGGACAAACACCATGCCAGTGCAAGAATGGCTACAATAGATAACATCCAAAAGAACATGTTAGAATGGAATGGGTGGAAGGTGATAGACGTTTGGCATTACGAATGCAAGGAACTTTGGAAGGACAAGGTCAATGCAAAGTCAAGATTAGAGTTAGAACTTGCAATTAAAGAGTCGAGTGTAGAATAATGTTTAAAGAAATACAAATAACTCAACAGATGAAGGAAAATGCAACTATAAAATCAAATGATATGGGTGTGATTAAAGGAAGTGTACGTGGTGGTGGTGGTAATATGATAGGATTTTTAGGTGAGGAGTTAGTAAAATCTTATTTTAATATTGGTGACTCCAATACATATCAATGGGATTTAAAATATAATGGTAACAAATTAGAAGTAAAGACTAAAGAGAGAAATGTATTACCCAAACCATTTTATAATGCAACAATATTTAACTGGAATACAAAACAAAAATGTGATTATTATGTATTTTGTAGTGTGTTTAAAGATTTTTCAAAGGGTTATATTTGTGGTATAATTAAACCTCAAAATTTCTATGATAAGGCAAGTTTTGCAAGGAAAGGAGATCCTGATGGGTCTTATTTTAAATTCTTTAGTGATTGTTATAATTTACCATATTCTGAACTAAATAACATAAATATGTTAGATTAATTTATATATAAGTGACATAAATGTTTTATATGTACAGAAATTCTTATCAGATAACAGAGGATATTTTAGATACTGTATCATACAGTGGTAATCAAGGAATACCAATTACTCCTCTAATAAGAAAATCTAACCTGTCACATAAAAGAATGATTGGATTCATGAGTAAACTAACTCAATCAAACTTAGTAAATAAAATAGACTCTGACGGAAAGACAACGTTTGTCATAACAGAAAAAGGCAGACTCTATCTTGAAGAGTATAAAAAGTTTTCAAACATAGCTGAGAATTTTGGATTAGAATTATAAACATATATATATCCATCATTTATTTACACTAATATGAAAAATTCAATATTATTAGCAGTATTGGTCAGTGTAGCCCTGACCTCTGGTGTTAGTGTATATGCAGAAACAGCAACAGTTGAAGTACCATTTAATTCACATGGACAAACATGTAACTTTGATGAAATTGCAGTAGAGTTTCACTGTGTTTGGCAGGGATTCAAAGAGGTCTATACGATAGAAGACCTCAAAGAGTATAAAGAATTACTAACCGTTGAAAGATACGACCAAGAGATTCAAAAACTCAATGAACAAGCACTTGCAGAAATTGCAATAGAGAAAGCAAAGTTGACACCCAATGAGAGAATTATTCTAGTAATAGAAGAAAAACTTTTGAACGGGGAGGCAACCAAAGATGAATCTGTATTGATGAATTTGTTGAAAAAATTGAACACTTGTAAACAAGGTATGGATAAGCAAACAGCACCGTTCCAAACTGCAAGAGAGTTTGAGATTTCATCATTTAATCTTTGGCAAGTTAATAATGTTCAAGTTGAAGGTCAGTTAGGAGAAATTGTAATGGCAATAGAAGAATGTCGTGGACAACAAGCCTTACTCAAGGTAGTTGGGGAAGGATATAGTTCAATGCCTACAGGCGATGATGACTATAACTTCAGTTTGATGGATGTTTACACACCTGATGTCCAAGCACTAAACTTTGATGACCATACAGCAACACATAGAAATATTGACATGTCATTAATATGTGATAATAATCAATATACTGATGCACATAAAGCACAGTTTGGGTGCGAAATACTCTATGATGGAAAAACAGCAGAACAAATCAAAGCAGAGAATGAATTACGATTTGGAACTGATGGTATGATGAATTATCAAAGTGAAAACTTAGATAATTACAATGACTTCTTAGCAAACTATGGAAACAGGGTAGCAACTATAGAAGACAAACAACTACAAGCTGATATTGCAGAACCAATAGCAACAGAGATGATTGAATCAAATCATTTCTATCAAAACAAACTCAAACACGAGGAATAACCTCCCTTTTTTATTTATGACATCCATAAAAAAAGTATTACGTGAGCATAGGAAGATATGCAGTAATGCATACAATATAGTTGAGAAGAAAGGCATGGACTATGCTAGGGATCAACACAAGAATGGAGATACTTTAGCAAATATTAGTAATTCAAAGAATTGGGGCATAACTGACACAGTATGTCAAGGTCTATTGGTGAGACTTGCTGATAAATTTAGTAGGTTGATAAGTCTAACAAAGAATCCTAATGAAAATCCCATGATAAACGATGAAAAGGTTTCAGATACTATAGAAGATATGATAAACTATTTAATATATCTAAAGATAAAGTATGATGAGGAAAGAGACTGATTGATATACCCAGCATGTAGAAATGATAAACATTTTCAATGTCCTACACAATATGCTGGATTAGAACCATGTACCTGTCATTGTCATAAAGTAATAGGTAGTGGATAATGAGATGCAAATTATGTTATGAAACTTTTAAATCTTGTGGTTGCACAGGAAAGCATTGTTGGGAATCATCCCAGCATTGCTTCAAATGTCACTACATGGGGATCAATCAAAACTTAACCAAAAGCATTAAGTTATGAAGTGTCAGCGTTGTAACGAAGAGATGGATAAGATGACAGTATGTCACCAAATATGTCCTAACTGTGGAGCAGTAGTAGATTGCTCTGATGGTGTATTTGATTAGACAGGAATATTAAAATATTATGCATGTATACACTTTACATGACAAGAACTATTAGAAAACGTAATAGTGAACATCCTACCAGAGATGGTAATCATAATCCAGTTTGTATTAATCCTGATACTTGTAAAGATTGTGGGGATAATGAATGAAGTGTCCTAAATGCTATAAAGAATGCAAAGATCTTAGTTATAATTCTAGTGGTAGAGACATTGAGAGAGGTTTAATATACCATTGTGAAGAGCATGGGGAGTTGAAATGACTATAAATATATATAATAGTCATAATTATCAATAATAGGTTTCTCGGAAACGTCTAAGATAGATTAGAGTCCGACTTAGCCTGATGGAAGGAGAAAGAATGTCGATACATCATTTCTTTCCGTTATTAGTATTCATGACTAGATTCATACACTATAATTAAATATTATTAATATTCATAAATGTCATGGTAAGTTCTACGTTTAGGATAGTTGGAGAGGATCATGGTGAATATTACCATGCAAGTGATAGAATAGTAATTTACTTAAATAAACATGAGAATATGGCTGATTTACTAAGTACAATAACACATGAATATCTACATTATTGTGTAAAGGAAGAGTGTCTAGATGATGATCAGGAAGAAAGATTGATTTTTGCTATGTTGTGGGCAGAAGAATACTGCTAGGCATAACATTCATCTTATAAATTCTGGTTTTATGTCTAACTAACCCATGACAACAATTACATCTTAATCTACCAAGTTTTTTATTCTCTTTATATAAATATGATGCAGGAATGAATGTTGAACATTTCTGGCAGTAGTGATTATTCTCATTTATTTTATGTACATATAGATTACAATACCCATTACACACATAGTTACTTATATATAGTATTATATATGTGTTTGCCTATCACGTACTTTTTTTACTAGTTTCAGTACATTATACCTACGTTTCTGATACAGTTGTTGTTTCTCTTTATGTTTGACTCTTTTCTCCTTGTCATAGTTTGGATTCTTAGCCAACATCCTTGCATTTGCACGTTTAATCATATCTGCCCTATACAGTTTCCTATGTTCCTCTAACTTTCTATGTTCACTACGACACTTGTTATCACAATATTTTAAAGCATAATCATGTGTTAATATTTTACAACAGTATTGACAACCCCTGATATTTTTAATTATTACAGGTTTAACAACTTTAGCATATTTTCTAACATGATAACTATGCTGTCTACACATAACAGAACAGTAAAATGTACCTGTTCTTTTTGTATTGTTACTTATAATACTGTCACATCCTATACAT